CGGCAAGAGCATATCCAAGTAAGTACGAACTAGTCCTTCTCGTTCATCTGTTTCCATAGCATCTGCCTGCTCACTAGTTGCCATGGATACATCATCACCTTCAAGGTAGAGTTTTTCGCCCTTCTCATAAAGAACTAGTACCTCTGCCCAAATCTGCTGTACTTCCTCTTTGCTCATCTGCCAAGCTTTCTTTTTACTGTTGCCGCTAATGCGGACTGGCCAGAATCTGCGGTTACCCGTAATATCCCGAAGAAAGCCGCTTTCGGCATTGGTAGAACCTACAATTATGCATTGACGGGGATGGCTTTCGACGTTGACCCCATAACTGGCACGGTACTTATCATCCGCCCTCGAAATAAAGGACTTCACAATCTCCACATCCGTCTTACGCATTCCAGCAAGCTCACCCAGTTCCAATAGCCAATATCCTTGAAGTTTTTCAGCCCCAGATTTATCTTTCATATCTGTAATAGTCAAACTGTCTGAAAACCAGTCTCCAGCAAGTTTGGCAAAGAAGGTTGACTTACCGATACCTTGAGGACCGTTTAAGATTAGAACACTATCAAACTTTGTGCCTGGTCTATAAATACGGGCTACCGCTGCAACCATCGTTTTGCGAATAATTGCCTTTGTGTAGGAATTATCTGTTGCACCGAAATAATCAATTAGTAGATTTTCTACTCGGTTAATACCATCCCATTTTGGCAGTGAGTCCAGATACTCCTTAACAGGGTGGTAGGCTCGTTCAGCCGCTACCGCTAACACAGCATCCTTGGTCTTGGTAGGAGAATAGACCCCGTATTTGCTGCTTAAGTACACCTTAAGAAGTGCGTTATCCGAATCATTCCAACCCGCCTTAATCTGGTCCCAAGGCAGACCACCTTTGGCATCAATACCATCACGATGGCAGTTGAAAGCGATATGCTGTAAATCTTCATCATGCCGAATAATCAGAACGATGTTATCCAGTGTGTCTTTTATCCGACCTTGCTTATCTAGTTCCAAACCTGTCTGCCAATCCTCAGCACTAAACTCCTCTTCAGCCTTAGCCTGCCTTTCCTTTGCAAACTCAGCTTTTACCGCTTCATCTTTTATAGCAAACTCGCACATTGCCACAAAAGACGGCATCCTACCAGGAGCCGTAGTCGTGGAAGCTCTATCATCTAAAGAGCCGAATTTATGAATACGAACAAGGTCAAAAGCATTGAGGAGCAGGCCGCTTGCCGGGTCGGTGGCATGGTGGCTGTATGCAAATTTATCATCATAGATAATCACACCCGCACTACTGTCAGCTGGAATATAGTCATAGCGTCCTTCCATAGCGGATGGAGCATAAACTGTACCTAAAAATTTATCAATTGCTTCACGAACGGAGTAGGCACGACAGAATGTTCCTACCACACCCTCCTTTAAAAGCGGATCGGCTTGTTCTTTAAGACTGCGATTAATAACTTCAGACTGCCTGCTTGATACGGGCCAAGTTGACGTATCTCGCCAGTTTTCATATTTTGCAAGATAAGCATCTGGGTCAAGTAATGCTCCATCCTGTTCTTCATAGACAAATTCACCGTTAGAGGAAGTGGATGGCCAATACATAAGGCGATGGGCTTCATATGTCGTATCATCGAAAAGGTCAATACCGATTTCTTTTGCCACCATACGTCCAACGGCTGCATATTCTTCTTCGCTGATCTCACGAGCAAGTGGAACGATAAGTCTGAGTCTCGGATTTTCCGGTGTGTGCTTATGAGTGGAGTAAACGCAACATTTGAAATCGAAAAGCATACTGATTTGTTTCCAGATATCTGGCCTACCGTAATCCATATCAAGGGTAAGCAAAGAACGGCATAGAACATTGCCCTTCTTCCGCCTTCCTTCTTTTAAATGTCCTCCGACAAAGCCGCCTACATCCTTGATATCATCTTGCTGCCCTTTTTTAAGTTTCCGATATTCTTCTACTGTTTCCGTGGTACGTTGCGTTGTCTTTACACGGGAGCAAAAATCCTCCCAGGAGATATCTTTATTTTTCCATTTCCTGTCCATCCGGCTATTGCCCACTGCAATTTTCATAAACTTTCGACCTCCTCATGCTCCGGACTAAAATATCTAACCGTTTGTCTGCGTTTCTTGGCTACTTCAATTTCCCTCTCCATACCGTTTGAGATGGTTTTGCCCAGCACCCACACCTCGGAGCATTTGCCCATGAGCACAATGTCCATAAATATGGCAAGCTCCCGTTCCTCTGGATTTTCATCATCCATAAACTGCGGAAACATAAGGTGGGGAGCAATTGGGATACAATTACTCTCCAAGGCAAATCTACAAAAGTTTCGTGCCTTTTTAACGTTTCCTTCTACATCACCGGAATAGGGAGAACAGATATATATAAGCGGCTTAAAGGCAGATTTTTTCTCTGCCTTTTCCTTTTTCATTATGTTGGTCAGTGCTTCATGGGGAGTTGGGTCATGGTATCCTTCATGATTGAATTTGTTGATTCCCATTACGCACCCTCCATTTCTATCTGTGGCAAAATACCGTCTGCCTTCATAAGTTCGTAAATGAAGAGTCTACCTTTTTGAGTCCAGTATGTATGGACCTTTGTATGCTGCTGCCCATTACTGCCAAGGTAGCTATGTGTCTTAGTGCTGGTGTAGCCTTTTTCCGCATACTTCTGATATAAAAGCCAGATACCACCCTGTTTAAACTGAATGCCCTTTTTATTGAGATAGCGGTTCATCCAAATAGCGGACTTGCCGTAATCTTTGGCAATTGCTGAGGTGGAAATGAGGTCTTTACAATTTAAAACTACATCGTAATAAGAGACTTTCGGTTTCATTTCTGCAATTTGCTGATTCTGAACAGCAACCGTACCTTCAAGCACTTTATTTTGATTCCTTACTTGAGTTAGTTGTTGATTGGCAAACTGTAATGCCCTTGCCATGATCGCCTCAGGGGAATTCCATCGTCTTTCTATTTCAAGAAAGTATTGACGGCACTCTTTCCCTTTTGGAGTACGCTGTATCATGCATAGCTCTTTTGCCATATCAATTGTTAACTGATGGTCTATGCTTGGTCTGCCTCCAGTACTTTCGCTCAAAAATGAGCTAAAGTCTGACCCTTCCTCAAATCCGTACTCACACATTCTTGGAAACCAATCTTTATAAGCGGTCTTTACTTCCAAGGCTTCATGTAAATCACGACCGAGTACGGTTGGTCGTTGATTTTCATAATTGATTTTTACTAATTCGTCCATACGAATTACCTCCTGCAATATAGTCAGAGGAAAGTTCCTCTACCTAATAGCCACAGGAGGTAATGATTGTTGAGGATTTTGAAAAATTAATTTGGAATTCTGATTATCGTGCGAAATTTGTATATGCTAAAATGGATTTAAAGATTGATTCAGCAGTTTTTCACTTCAACAAACGGGCTGAACTTTTTAGCAAGAAGAGAGGGTAAAAATGAATCAATTATATTCGTCATTGAATAAAGCAGGGTTGATGTTTAAACGGCGTATGGACCAAGAAGATGAGGTTTTTATTCTTCTTGAAACTAACGAGAATGGAACAACAGAAGTGGATGTTAATACATTCGAAGCGCTTTTTGAAGATGTAAAAGGGTGTCCAACATATGAAGCCTTGTCTGGTTCTCATACTTTTAGAATAGAAGAAACGCAATATACTATGACTGCTGACGAAATGGGCTATCAAAAGTATTTTGACCAATGGAAAGAGCGAGGATTATTTAATTTTTAATCGACAAAAGAGCCATTTTGTTGATTAAAGGTTAGCATAAAAACCCCTTGTTTTATGAATAATTACTATACAAGGGGTGATGACTTGAATTATTTAAGATTTATTATTTACATGTGTATTTTAGGAATTTCGATATACCCTCAAATATCATTCGCTGAAACAGATGGGGAAGTACCTTTTTTAATTCACAACGGTAAATGTCCGAACTCACAAAATTTGGGACATGTTAGTTCAGATAAAGGTCTTATAAATGAACTGAATACAATAATTCCTGAGGTTTATAAAGACGATAATTACAAAGATTGGAAAGTAGAAACCATAGCACATCTTCCAAAAGCACCACATCCGGAAGCTTATTATGCAATGGCGAAACATTATTGCGGAGAGGAAATAGCTGATAATTCTTGGTTTGTGGAGGTACTGTTTCCAAAGTATTTACCGGCATATGATGCATCACACAGACAAATTTTTGTGACCAAAAACAAACAAGGGCAATGGTTTGCTTGGTTTAGATTTCACTAACCTTTCCACAAACACCCATTTGTGGAACAAACAAGATAGCACGTACTAATCATAAAATAAGTGCTATCCTGTTTTCGTTGTTTAAAAGTTGAAGTTCTTTTAACCTCTTTCCACAAGATAATCCGATTACCCAATTAATTTAATCTTTTTGATAAAACTGACACTCAAAGCCATCAGCACTGAGTAAAAGTCCTTTTGCCCAAGTTGGTGTTCTTGCCATCTGTTCGCAAACAGCAGAAAGTGACATCCTCATATCCGCCTCGATGATAATTTCATCGTGTACATGAGCCACAATGGAACAATTCTTTAATGTCTGCATGGCATGGCATAAAATGTCACGACTAATTGCCTGAACAATATTCTCTACAAATTTTGGGCCATAGCTTTCGATTCTTTCCCATTTCTTCGTCCCACCGACCCCTTCGTAAGTAACCGATTCACCGCCGAACACGTTCTCTCCCATACGAGGTTTCACATAAGAAAGCCGTCTACCAGAAGGGAGGACAATAAAGAGCATTCCACTTTGATATATAAATTTAATGCCATGTGTCGCTGTGGGAGTTTTTCGCTTAACACAAGTTTTTACTGCACGGTCAACATCCCACCAAAGTTTTGTGATATTGGGATTGGATTGTCTCCAAGCCGTTACAAGGGGCTGAAGTTCCTCTTCTTCAATTCCCATCTCCAAAGCACCCATTGATTTTAATGCTCCAATAGATCCACCGTAACCAAGGGCCAGTTCAGCAATTTTACCTTTTTGACGAAGGTGACCGTTCACACCATGCTTTTCAACAGGTACATTAAACATCTGAGACGCACTGGCACAGTAGATGTCACCACCGTTTTGGAATACATCTATTCTCCATCTTTCACCTGCAAGCCAAGCAATGACGCGAGCCTCAATCGCTGAAAAATCTGCCACAATGAACTTCATACCTTCTCGTGATATAAAAGCAGTACGGATAAGTTCCGACAGTACTTCTGGGATTGAATCATAGAGTAAAGTAAGAGCATCAAAGTTTCCGCTTCGAACTAAAGCACGAGCCTGTTCCAAATCGGGCATATGGTTTTGGGGGAGATTTTGCAACTGAATCAGCCTGCCAGAGAATCGGCCGGTTCTGTTGGCTCCGTAAAACTGAAACATTCCTCTTGTACGACCGTCACTACATACCACATTCTCCATTGCCGTGTATTTTTTCACCGATGATTTTGCAAGTTGCTGACGTAGTTCCAAAACAGTGCCTAGTGGTTCAGGTGCTGTCTTTAACATCTCAGCAACCGCTTTTTTACCAAGGGTATCTGTTTCTAGCCCATTATCAGCAAGCCAGTCTTTCATTTGTTGTACAGAGTTTGGATTCTCCAAATTAGTTATATCCTGCATTAAAGCCATTAGCTTTTCACGAGAATGTTCATCCATCACCACAGCTTGTTTTACGAAAGTCATGTCAATGGCAATGCCACGATCATTGATTACCTGGTCGAGATGATATTCCTCCCAGATGTTCTCTGGTACTTGAAACTTGGATAATCTCCGTTGTATTGACATCTCGGATTCCACATCGCGAATGTTATATACTTTAAACCGCTCCCATTTATCCATGTCATGTTCTGGCAGATTACGAACTCGACCACCATTTGATTTAGTTGGGGAGCAAGGTGTACAGAAATATTTAATGAGGTCTTTACCCTCTGTTAACTTTTGTTTCTCCAAACCTAGAACTGCACCAACTCCCTCCAAAGAAAGAGGTAATCCCATATATGCCGACCATATCATGGAACATTTCCAGGATGCAGGATCAAGATAATCTGCAAGGTTAAGCCATTTTGATAGACACACACGCTCAAACATTGCATTGAAAGCCCACTTGGTAACGGAATCATCCATAAGTACGTTTATGATTTCATCGGGGATTTCCTCCCCACTGGCAAGGTCAACCACCTGTACTTCACCGCCATCCACCGAATAACCAAATAGTAGAATTTCAAAATCATCACTCTCTGCATAACGGTAAACTCCAGACTTTTGAAGGTTGGCACTACTAAATGTTTCAATATCAATAGAAATAGAATTCATATATTACCGCCCTTTCCAATGCAAACGAGGTGGCAGAAGAACAACCTCCACCACCTCGTCTGTATTTATTCCTTATGCTAGAAAATCATCATCATCAATAGTTGTGAAGTCATCAGCTGCATTGGTTCTTCCACCTAAAGGCTCTCCATCTCTTATCTTCTGGATGTTGCCAAGACCACATGCTACACCCTTATTGCCATTAGAGTTAAAAGCGTAGAAATTTAGGGATACTCTTGCATAACAACCGCTGTAAACCTCGTTGCGATCCAGGATAGGTCTAACCGCTTTATCTACTATTTGGGGTGGAGTCTTGCTGTTGGCATTTACAAAATAATGCCCTTTATAAGCCTCATCATCACGTTCTACATCCCCATCACGAAGTGGCAGTTTGATAGCCGCCTTATTCGGCTTTTTTCCACCAAACTTCGCAAGGCCCTCTTCAATGGCTGCTTCTACTGCATTGATAGCATTGATGGTTTCCTTATCTGTTTTGGGAATCAATACGGATACACTGTATTTTTCCGCTCCGCCATTGATGGATACGGGTTCCCAGCCGTGAAAGTAGCTAAGACGTGTGTTGACGCTTGTAACAACCTTCGTTTTGTTTTGATTATTCATATTCCAATTCCTCCGTTATTTCGTTAAATTCGTTTTTTACGTTTGATATATTCATAGCTGGCCGCTTATCCGAAATTGGAACCAGCGTTGGCTTACCTGGTGGTTTATGTATGAGACCACCGAGGATTTCTTCGAATTTCGATTTACTCATCAGCTTCTGCATTTCCGTAAGGGTAATGAGACTCTGACGGTAGATATCTTTATAGCCATTTGCCTTGGCTGCTTCAGCCACAGCCTCTTCGTCCTTATATTTACGGATAGACCTGCCCTCGACTACCTTAAAACCGTGCCACTCTTTCCCGTGATTAACGGCAGCATCCGTGGCATAAGCCATGATTTCATTTGCCCACTTTGTAAGGCCGGACAATTTAGAGAGAACTTCCTCAATTTCAGAATCCGTAAGCAGGGGTGGCAGTTTAAACTCCATCTGTGCTAATTTCAGCTTTTCTTCTGCTCTTGCACGGCATTTGACAGCCGCTCGACAGAAAGTACACCATTCACCTGGAAGATAGTCACCTTCGCCTTCATAGGCCTTCTTCGCCTTTGGCTTCAGTTCATTTTCTGCCCAGTCTTTTAATTCCTTTACCGGGATTGTCCATGTGCTGACATTTTCCCTGCGGGGTTGGAAGATGGTCATGGAAACCTCCTCGATGTCATACAGGCTATCATAGATTTCCAAAGCTCCAAGGGCATATAATTTCATTTGCGGATTATCTACCGCATCTACCAGCACACCCATACCATACTTAAAATCGATAATATGAAGCTTTTTATCGCCAATGATGATGCAGTCACCAGTTCCGAACCCCTGTGGTACATAGCAGGAAAAATCAAGACGTTGTTCAATAAGTATTAACGGGTCCGTACAGCTTTGCCTTGCCAGTTCAAGCTGCTCCATTACAAATTCCACATAGGCATCGCTGTGTTCTTCCATCTCATCGGTGTTATAAGCCGAGACAGGACGCTTACTCCTCATGTGAAGTGCTTTTTTAAGTTTATGTTCACAGAGAGCATGGGCGGCTGTACCTTCAGCGGCCGCATTGGATTCGCTATTTTCAAATTCTAGTTCCAATCTTGCAGATGGAAGGCAATTAAGCCACCTATGGGACCCTGATGCGGAAAGTACTGCGTGATCACTCATTACCTAGTACCTCCGCATCTTTCAACATATCTGCATAATGTTTTGGGTCAACTTCGCTTAATTTAGAGCCACCGTATTTTTGGATGATTTCCCTCACTTGGGCAGTAAGGCCAACCTGACTTTTTTCAGCAAGTTTTGCTCTGACTTCCTCCAGAGTGATTTCCTTTTTCTTTGGCGCAGATTCTTTTACGGTTGTAGTCGGTTCTTTTGTTTCCACAGGTTCATTGCCGGCCATTACATCAGCAACCGCTTGTATACTGTCCGCCAAAGAACGCATATCAGAAACCACATCAAGAAGTAGTTTGATTTTGCTCATGGTTTAATCCTCCCTCCTTAATCTCACTGATGGCGAGTTCCTGAACGGTGTCACCCGGAACAAGGATAGTCAGTTTCTGCTTATCACCAAGTAAGAAACGAAGGAAACGCTCCCTTATGGTGACATTACGACAGGAAACAATCCCGCCAGATTGTGGAGTTTTTGAAACACTGATTTTTAAATTGTGTTTCATGTTCTTCACCTCTTTCCGAGAGCGTTTATGTGTTGCCCTCTACCTATTAGCCCTGGCAAGAGGGGAAAGTTGAGGATTCTGGAAAAACTTTTTTGAAATTCTTCTTAGCTGTATCTAAACGGTGTGAAATGGCACTTTTACTAACACCCTCACGCTCTGCATACTCTGTTACAGAAACACCATCTAGGAATATAGCAATCAATAACTCTGCTTGTTTTTCCTTGAGGGTCTTGCGGATAATTTCACAGAGGTATTCATACTCTACTTGTTTCTCTCGAATCACTTCATCGGTGTTATCAGGGAAATAGTCCATATGGTCCGTAGCATCTTCGGATTCATCATCCTTGCGGAATGGTTTCTTTGGCATCCCTCTGTGCCTATCAAATTTATGCCAGTTATTGTACTCAGGTTTGTTGAAACGCTCGTCCATAATCTCCTGTGGGGAACGGCGTGTTACAGTTTCCTTATCTTCGGCACAGGATAGCCTGTCCTCATAGTCCATATCAATCATTACAGTGCAATCCTCGTCTGGTACCTCCAAATAGGTAGGTTTGTTGTCGTACATAATTCTAATTTTCATTTTGCATCCTTTCCGCCGGACTGCATTGGCGGCAAAGGATACAAAAATAGGTCTGTGCCTCGAAGTACACAGACCCTTTGTCCTGAAAATGAGCGCAACAAGGTAAGGTACTTCTATTGCAACGCATAACAATCCTAAACGGACTGAAACGTAGCAATATGTATCCTTTGCCCTTATTGCAAATCAGGCATTTGATATTTTTTTGTAGACGAGGAATGGTCTAATTCTTGCTAACTACGAAGGACCTTTCCTTCGTCTATTATTATTGTAAGTGAGAATTGGACAACCTTGACGGACACCTCATGCCCGTTAATTTCAGGCTCAAATTACGCTTTTCCCCACAAAAAACACCAAAAAAACAACAATAAAAAAAGCCATACACAAACCCTTAAAAGGATTCATGTATGGCTCGCATATTTAATAACTAAAAAACGGACATCCTGTGTCCGCTTTTTCAAAAATATTATTCAATTTTATAATGGCTCCGCTCCATGTTCCTGTAAAAACGTTCTAATCTCATCCATCGATTTTGCATATAGATGAGTCAATGCAAAGTTATACCAAATATGACTATTGTTATTGAAGTTCAATGAAAATGGTGAGTTGCGAATTATATGACTGCTAATATTTGGCGGTAGATGAAGTCCAAGGCAAATCAATACTATGGAATTAATAGATCCCGGTTCCTCACCATTAACGATTCGTCTTATGGTACGCTCGTTGACCAAGATTTTCTCTGCTAATTCTTTATAAGTTACTTTTTTCCACTCACGTACTATTTTGAGAGAGCTGGTATAGCTATTTGGCAATTCATTATAGATTCGCATTTCTTCAGCTAT